ATAGTATAAAGCAAGCGATTATGAATAAAATATCTAGTGATATCACGACTTGTCAGGATGTTTCAAACTACGAGAAATCTGGATTTACTGGATATCCTGCGGTTACAGTGGTTTGTTCAGGGAACGAAAATGACTATTGGTCAACAGCTGAAAATAAAAGACAATTTTCTTTTACAATTAGAATTTATCAACAGATGGAACAAAAGCCTGACTTAGGAGATGTATCTGATAACGCAAAACAACAGGCTGAAGACATCTTGGGTCGAGTTGTATCAGAGATACTTGATAGTTTTGATGACATTAATGCTTTAAGTGAAGTGGCTGATTATTGTCGGGCAGTACCATCAATTTGGGGCTACTGTCGCCTGGGAAATGGATGGTGCCGAACTGCTGAGATTAAAATATCTGCTATTAAATTGTTTAATATTACTTTATAAACATAAATATGAGAAAAGAATTAAGAGAACAAATTAGTCGTAAATTAATGGGGCATCCAGTAAGTCAGGAAACTCGTCTGAAATTACAACTAGCCGCCAAGAAACAATGGTTGAATACAGATATTAGTGAAAAATTGCAAAAAGCTAATATTGGTCGTATCCCATGGAATAAAGGCAGAACAGATTTACCACCATCTGGGATGGCTGGTAGAACACATACAATAGAAACAAGATTAAAAATGAGCAAATCAATGAAGGGTCGTATTCCTTGGACAAAAGGTAAAACAAAAGAAAATAATAATGTTATTAGAAAAATGGCTGAAGACCGAATGGGTGAAAAACATTGGAATTGGAAAGGTGGCATAACAGCGAGAACAAGAGATTTAGAGAAACGAGAATGGAGAATATGGCGTAAACAAGTTTTCGAAAGAGATAATTATACTTGCCAAAAATGTAATACAGTCGGATGGGAATTACATCCTCATCATATTCAAAATTATTCTCAATATCCAGAATTAAGATATGTTGTTGATAATGGAGTCACACTTTGTAAAGATTGTCACTATGATTTTCATTCATTATTTGGTCAGATAAACAATTGTTTGAATCAAATTAAATTATTTATATATAGAAAAACAATAACAATTTAGAAAGGAAAAATTATGGCAAAATTTGTAGGTCGAAATGCGGGAGTGGGGATTGGGAAAGAATCACCAAGAGGAACGGCGGTAGCACCGACTTTTTGGATTCCTTGGGCTACATTAAGTTTTAACGATAAAGTTGACAGAATACTTGAGGAAGCAGCGTTTGGAAATATTGCTGATGCCGACTCTTCATATACTGTCAAAAGTTGGGGAGAAGGTTCAATCGAAGCTGATATTCATGAGAATTATGTTGGGTTGATTTTAGCAGCATTAGCAGGAGCGGCACCGACAACGACTGATGGTACTATACCAGCAACTGATTATGTTCATACTTATACCCTTCAGAATATCAATAATAAACTGTCACTCTCATTAGCGATGCACACTCCAAACCAAGATGTGCTTTTCCCATTTGGGATGATTGATAAGTATACAATTTCAGTTAAACCAGCATCAATTTGCAGAAACACTATTGATTTTAGGTCACAGAAATCAAAAGATTGGCAGATATTAACACCAACATATACTTCACTAGGTGATAAATATCTTTCAAAACATACTGCTTTTTATTTGGCAACATCTAGTGCAACTTATATTACAGACCTTGATACAGAAGAAGCTTCTCCAACTGGAAAAATTGCAATTACGAGTTTGACCTTGAACATCAATAACAACTTGGCAGACTGGGACACTTTAGGAACAGTTACACCTGTAGATATTGTCAACAGAACCTTCTCGGTTGATGGTGAGATTGAATTATCCTTTGATAACAATACCTACCGAGATTATGTTATGGAAGGAACCTATAAAGCAGCCAGAATTAAATTCACGATTGGAGACGATAATTCATTACAGATTGATATGCCTAAAGTTGACTTCAGAGAATGGGAACCGAATATTGCTTTAGATGATATTGCCACACAGAAATTCACTTTCAAAGCACTCTATGATAGTGCTAATGGGATTTCTCAGATTGGCAACCTTGTCTTAAAAAATCAGAATCAGAATTATTAAACCTGTTAATTAAGTAGAGGCAACTTAATAAATAATGGGGGAGACTGGTAATTTGCCTCCGCCAGTTTCCCCCAAATAATGGAGATAAAAAATAAAATGAAATTTCAAGTACGAAAGAAAATTGAATTGAACTTTCTTGGTGAAGGATGGGAGGAAACTTTTATTACATTGAACGCTCCTTCCTACGGAGAAATTAGAGAATTTTCCAAAAAGTCTAAAGTCAAAGAAGGCGAACAACCAGATGAGAATGTGGTTGATGAGGGGATTACCCTTCTGAAAAGTCTTTTCATTGAAGGTAAGGCTTTCGATGGAAAAGCGTTAGTAGACTTTACTAAAGAAGATATTCCCGAATTACCCATCGAAGCTATCAACAAAATTTTTATTGCTTTAACCGAGGGCGTAAAAAGCCCAAACTCATAACGGCATTGGAAGATGCCATCTTACGAGACTCAGATACTGTCCCCACAGAATTAGCAGAGTACTTATACCGCAAGGCTTTCAATCTCTCCAGTGCCGATATGGAGAACGAGCCTTTTGATAAATTTGTAGTGAATTTAGAAATCATGAAACTGGAAAACCTAAGAACAAAAATGGAACAACACGATTTAGAGAGGAAAAAGTAAATGGCTGATATAGAACTTAAAGCTCGTATAACTGCGGTAGACCAGGCTTCTGGAGTTATTAATAATCTAAAGCGTTCAGTTGACGGTTTGACTGCTCCTATTAAGCAGGTCCAGCAACAAACTCTAAGTCTTGGTCAAAGGATGCAAGATACTGGTACCCAGATGATTGCCTGGGGTAAAAATACCCAGTGGCTAGGTCGTCAGTTAATGTTCAATGTTTCTCTCCCAATCATTGGGATTGGTGCAGCCACAATGAATATGGCTATGGAGGTTGAGAAAGGTTGGGTAAGAGTAAAGAAAGTTTATGGTGATGCTGGAACTTCTACTGAAGAAGTTGCTAGAGTTCAAAGAGAAATTTTAGCTCCTGCTGTGAAAAGTGTATCAGAAACATTTGGTATTCAACAAACAGCAATTTTGGATATAATGGCAACCTATGCTGCTGCTGGTAAAACTGGCAAAGAATTGGCTGATATAACAGCAGAAACAGTCAGACTTATGACTTTGGGCGAAATTGAGGTTGGGACTGCAACCGAGTTCTTAAAAAATTTGATGGCTTCTTATGGTATGTCTGTTGAGGATGCTAAAAAATCAGTTGATGCTTTTAACTCTATCGAAAATGAAACTTTCTTGCAGATGAAAGATTTAGCCGATGCTTTCCCTGTGGCGGCTGGAGCTTTTAAGGGATTTAATTTAAGTGCTGTAGAAGGTGCGGCAGCAATCGCTGGTATTGCCCAAAGAACTGGCAATGCGAGTGAAGCAGCTAATGCCTTAAAATTTAGTTTTTCTCGTTTGGCTGGTGGTATGCCAGTTGTCAATGATACTTTATCAAAATTCAATTTACAGTTATTTGATTCTAATGGTCAAATGCGTAAAGGAACTGATGTCCTTAAAGATATTGCCAAAAGAATGACCGAACTAAGTGATGCTGATAGGCAGGAAATGCTTTCACGATTATTTGGCAATCGTCAGATTGTAAGAATGAGGGCTCTTTTGGAAGCGGTGAATGACCCATTATCAGATTATAATAAAGCACTTGAGGTCTCGGCTGATGAAGCTGTTAATGCTGCTACTGCTCAAGGAGAATTAGATGCAATTTTACAGTCTGCTCCTAAACAATATGAAATAAATCGTGAAAAACTCCGCAATCTTGGTATAGAACTTGGTGCTAAAATATTACCAATGTTTAACAAGTTTATAGAAACTGCGATTATACCATTAGTAAAATGGTTTTCTAATTTAAGTCCAAAAACTCAAGAATGGATTATTAAATTAGCTGCCTTGCTAGCTGTTTTAGGACCGTTGATGATTGTTATTGCTTCATTTGCCCAAGTTATAGGATTAGTAATGGGTGGACTGGGAAAACTTATTACAGTCTTTAGTGGAACTCAAGTAGCAGTTGCTGGAACTACAAAAACATTCGGAGGACTAAAGACTGGTTTAAATTTATTACTTTTACCAGGTAATCTTGTTGTTGGGATTATGGATAAATTAACTAAAATTGCTCCAGTTTTAGGAACTAATATGGGAACTATGGGTTCAAATTTTGGAGCTTGGAAAATGGTTATACTACAAGTTACCACTTCTTTGAAAACTTTAGTTTTAACTACAATTCCAACTGCTATTAAAAATATAGCATTAATGGAAATTTCTGTAACTGGTATTACGGGTGCTTTAGGAAAACTTAAACTAGCACTTTTGGGAGTTCAAGTAGCAGCTAATGTAGCTTTTACAATAATTATAGCAGCAGCAGCTGGAGCTTTTTTTGCTGTGAAGCATTATGTAGATAAATGGAATAAGGAATTAGATAGAACTATTGATGCACAAGAAAAATCTCTTAGGATGCAGATGGCGATTTTTAATCGAGAATCTTTGAAAAAAACTGCTACAGATTATGGTGTAGCTTTACAAGATGTTCTTGATAATTATGTTGCTGGGACATTAGATAAATTTTTACAAGACCAGAGAGATAAATTACAACCAGTGGCAACTGAACTCGGAAGAATGATTACAGAATACATGAATCAAGGAATGACACAAAGTGATGCTTTGGCTAAATTACGAGAGGGAGGAGCTCAAATTTCCAATGTTCTTTTACAAACTTTAGTGAGTCAAACTGCGGCTGCTGAAGGTGTGGGTACTGCTCTATCCCAGGCAACAGCTTTTGGACTTTCATCAGATATGGCTTTATCTGCTATTCAAGAACATGCAAGTCTTGTGACATCAGATATTTTAGCTAATTGGGCACAAGCTCAATTACAGTCAGTCCCAGCAGGAACTTTGATTAGTGAAATGTTAGGTAGTGGTATTTCAGCATCAGCAGCTTTAGGTTCAGTTCGACTTGCTGGTACTCAGGTTAATACAACAATAATAGAAGAACTTGCAAAAGCTCACCCAACCGCTAAATGGATGGGACAATTATTAGATGAAGCAGTTAAAGAAGGAATTATTGACCCAGTAAAAAGGGCAGAAATTGAAGCTGGTATGCGGAGTACTATGCAAACATCTATTACTAATGCTCAAGTACAATCTAATGATACAGCTCAAAGTGCTGGAATGAAACTTTGGAATAGTATTAGTACTGGATGGAAAATTGCTATGGCAGGAAATCCGCTTTTGGCAATTGGAACAGTAATTACAAAATATATTACACAAAAATCAACTGTAAATGCTCCATCATTTTCAAGCATGGAAGAAGCAGAAAAATATTGGGCAAGTCAACAAGCAGGTGGTATTATCCCTTCTACAGGAATGTATATGATGCATAAAGGCGAAAGTGTAACTCCAGAAGGTTCACATACAGCAGGAGGTGGAGGAATATCGGTTAATGCTTATTTCTATGGTGATATAAATGAATCGAGTGGAGATTTGGGTAATATTGGCAAAAAACTGGCCCGCAGTTTGGAACTTGCACGCCAAGGAATCGGAACTTAAAGGAGTTTTATGAGAAACATTTCCATCAACAATTACAATTTAGACCTTACAAACGACATAGTTGTCAAAAAACTTGAACACGATTCAATGCCGATTAGAGATTTTACTTTACAGGAATTAGCCAGACGAGATAAAGCAATGATAGTTTCATCTCAATACACTCCTAAAAAGATAATTATTGAAGGCCAGATTAAGGGTGATAATATGGATGACCTTGAAGTAAACATTGATACATTCAAAAAAAGTATTGCTGGAACAAGTATTACCTTTGCCATTCAATACGCCTCTGGAACTAGGAATTATACAGTTGCTTTAAGTTCGTTTACAATCTCAAGAGAATCATTTCATATTAATTATGTTCCATTTACTTTAGAACTCACCGCTACCGACCCGATGGGATATGGCACATCTTATACTAAGTCTTGGGATGGAGTCACTACCTCTGAATATGATTGTACTTTTACTGCTTTGGGAAGTGTTTATCCCGAACCAATAATTACAGTAACTATAAATACCGAAACGAATATGGGATTGCTAAAGATTAAGAATGTTACGACTGGAGATGAAATTCAATTAAGCATGGATTATACCGCTGGAGATGAAATAGTTCTTTCAATGATTACAGATTCGTTTACAGTTAATGGAACCGCAGTTGATTTTGCTGGTAAGATTCCCGAATTTGTGACTGGAGAAAATAAACTGACAGCAACTTTTACTGGCGATGCTAGGAATATAGATATGGATTTGACTTATCAAGCTAAATATTTATAAGGATATAAATGGCATTATTAGATTACACAAAAATTAACAATACTTATTTCTTAGATGCTAAAACTGACCCAAAAGATAAAATTTCGGTGGAAGTTGGAGATTCCAAACAAACTGAATTTT